AGAGATCGAGGCTAACCTCGATGATACTTGCAACTACTTTGCAAAAACGGGTGTTGATCATAGAGTTATCTCTTGGTTAAGATTTCAGCCTGAGTTCTTGCATCAGTTCAAGATGGGAGTAAATGCTTATCCTACTCCAAGATCAATCGAAAGGTCTGCTCAGATCATGAATTGGGACTTGGATGATGAGGCAATGGCTGAGGCTATCAGCGGTCAAATTGGTCGCCCCGCTTATGCAAACCTCAAGACACATATGGATGTTCATGACAAGTGTCCTGACATTGATAAGTTGATTGCTAATCCTGATACTGCTGAGATCGTTGAAGAGCCTGCGATTATGTATGCTCTTTGCTCATCATTATCCACTAAGGCAAATGATAAGAACATTGGTAATATCTTAAAGTATCTTAAGAGATTGCCCAATGAAGAGTTCCAAGCATTTGTTCTTAAGGATGCATTAGCAAGAGACAACAGTCTTAAGCAAAACAAAGATGTCAGACTATGGGCATCAGCTAAGGGCAACGGGAAATATCTCGTTGCCTAGAAGTTCAATTAAACTTTTAGGAGAGTGCTAAATGCATGATTTACCAAGAAAGATCGCAAGATCAAAAGTCAGACTTATGTTAGATAAGTTAAGCAAGGGATGGGGCTTTTATGCCTCAGTCCTTTATCAAATGCCAATGATCGAGAAGAGTTCTATTTCAACTATGGCAACTGATGGCAAGAGTATATTCTATAATGCAGATTTTACTGATGCCTTAAGTGAGCCTGAGTTGGATGGAGTTAAGGTTCATGAGGCTTATCATCGTATCCTTAAGCATCATCTAAGGCAAGGCAAGCGAGATCATCAGTTATGGAATATTGCATGCGACTATGCAATCAATCCAATAATCGTCAAGTCAGGTTTAACTTTACCTGAGGGGGCATTGATCGATAGCAAGTTTTACGGGATGTCTGCTGAAAAGATTTACGACTTACTGCAATCCAATCAGGGCGATGACGATGCCAATGGTATTCCTCAGCCTCAGGATTGGGGCAATGTCGAGGATATGGGCGAGGGCATGAGTGTTGATCAGATCAAAGCTGAAGAGGCAACGATTAATGCTCAGGTTGTAATGGCAGTCAACTCTATGAAAAAAGAGGCGGGCAAGTTACCATCAGAGATCGAGGAGATCATCAAAGAAATGAAGAGATCGCAAGTCGATTGGAAAGATGTTCTTCGCAGATTTATTGGTGGCGATCAGCCTGAGGGATATAGCTATCGCAGACCTAATCGTAGGCAATGGTATCTCAATGAGGTTGTTACTCCAATATCAAATAAGATTGGTTGTGGCGATATCGTTGTTGGTGTTGATACTAGCGGGTCTGTCTCTAGTGTTGAGTTATCTCATTTCTTGGGCGAGCTTAATGCTATAGCTAGTAGCTCAGGAGCAGATAGTGTGACGATTATAACTTGTGATGCTGACATTCAAAATGTTGTCAGATATGAAAAGGGAGATCAGATCGAGACTATCGAATGTAATGGTCGAGGCGGTACTAGAGTTATGCCCGTCTTCAACTATATTGCTGAGAATGGTATTAAAGTAGATAACTTCATTTACTTTTCAGATATGGGGATATTTGACTATCCTGAGCAAGATGTTGGCTATCCTATCCTATGGGTATCAAGCGATATGAAAGCTAACGATGCTCCAATAGGCGAGACCACTTATCTCAAAGTTGCCTAACCAAACCAAAGTTATCCACAAGCCCCTAGCTAAGGGCTTGTGGTCAAATCATCAACTACTATCATCAGGAGTGCTAAAATGCATATAAGCGACTTAATCGAAAAAAGTAATTCAGAAATAAAGCACAAAACATATTTAAATATGTTAGATGCTTTTCAGTATTCATATAAGAAATATGGCTTTGATATAAGTCATGTTGTTTCTATGAATTATAGTTCTCATGGCAATCCATTACATGACAAAGGTCTTCAAAAAAAGGTCGAGGAGTTCAAGTCAGCAATGGATTATGAGATGCAACAAGGTGTCAATAACTTGTCCACAATGTTGACTGCTATTAACAATTACAGACAATCTATGCAAAAGAATTCTCTGCTTAAACCTGAGGATTATGTAAAGCAGTTTGATGTATTCTCTAAAGCAATAAGAGATACACATTTACAAGCCTCTAAATGGTGGGGGCATTATCATCAGAGGACTAGTTCTAGAATTGTCTGCAATAAAGATACTAAAGCGGGTATCGAGCAAGATGCAAAAGACAGTTGGGGACATAGAAAAATTCATGTCCCGCCTTTATGGTTTCACAAAGTTTGGAAAAAAGGTCTCTCAGGTGTTGAGTACAAGGGCAGACCTCATTTTGTTGTGGATGCCAAGTCTGTCAATATCGCAAGGCTAGAGCAGTCTGATATGAAAGTGTACAAGGCTGATGTCGTTACATCCAAAAGTGGTGTCCTATCAATGATCAAAGATTTTTGGTTGGTATCATTTGAGACTGATCCAATGACTGTAAAGGATAATGGTCACATTGAACCCGCCAAGTGCATTTCATCAATCAGTCCTGAGTTAAAACTCGCAGAGGTTAATGTCTCTAAGAGAATAACTAAGAACGTAATCAACAACTTACTAGATTAGGAGGTAAACATGGAAGACTTAATACAATGGTGTCATCGAGGTTATATATACAATCCAAGTTTTATTGGAGATGATATATTATCTCATGATGTTTATCATATGTCTGATGAAGATCGAATTGTATTTTTCTGCGAAAAGCAAACTCAAAGACCTATGAGTGAAAGGGATTTTATTGAGTTCGTGGATTATATGATTTCATCATCACAAATTCATTAAATAACAACAAGTTCTTTCCCCCTCGATTTAAGGGGGGGAAAGGTATGCCAAAAGATAATTTAAACTTTTAGGAATTAAAAATGAAATATAATTTTAAGTACTACCAAAACAGAATGTATGAAGACAATTATGTAAGAAATATTTACATCAAAATTGGCTTGGCATTTTCAGTATTAATATCAATAATAATCATAGGAGTTTTATAAATATGAGTAAGATAAAATGGAAAGACCTACCGCCCAAGAATTTATCTTGGGCTGAGGCTATGTTGGAAATAGAGGGCTTAGTTAATGCTGAGGTATCTGATCTAAGAAAAAAAGATGATCATCGCATTGCTGATCTATTACTTAAATCAATGTATATAATCAAGAGGGGCTACTAATGAGAAACAATCCTGACGATTTATCAAATCAATTAGTGCATAAGATTAAGGTATGGCTAAGAGGAGAAATTCAAGACGTTAGAAATAACTTTGAAGACGATCTTGATAGTCGAGAATTAGGTATTCTTGATGGAAGATATGAATGTGCTGAAAGTTTATTAGATCAAATAAAAAAATGGGAGAATGATTATGATAATTGACACATTAGAAGAACAAGCATGGTGGAATAGATGGAGGGAAGAGAATGAAGATGAATAAAAAAGAAAATTGGAACAAACCATATAGCAAAAGGCTATATGATTTAATTCAATCTAATGTTGATAAAGTAAATTATGACAATGACGTTTACGAAAAATCATTGAGTAAAGATAAAAAAAAATATCGTGATCTTATGCAAGGGAGATTAAAAAATGATTGATAGAATATTATTATTCTTACTTGGCATTTGTGTAATGCTTATGTCTATTGTAACATTAGCCAATCCTGATGGATATTATATGCAAAGTATTGAGGGAATACTTGTAACTATATTCATAGGCTCGATTGGTTTAACAATGATACTTGTAAGTTTTTACAGTATCTTTTTTAAGGAATAGTGAGGGAAGAGATCACTCCTTAATTGGTGGGCAAAAGTGGATGCCTGAGGTTTTATTATTGCCCTCAACCTAAATGCTATGCCTCTCTACATAATCGTGATCCCTCTTTATTTTTGTGACGATTATTGTGAGTAAAGCCTCGATCTCTTAAACTATGGTAGGCAAAGGTACAGAAAGCCACAAAAAAGGCTCGTTTAAGCCTTGTACAGAGGGGGTTACCTCCTCCCTCTGTACGAATACTAGCAAAAACAACTAACTGCTCTGTAAGGGGCTTATATCGCTATTAAAGGAGATATCGCTATTATGCAAAAGAAAAAGCACGATCAGTTAAGAATTAGAGACAGTTTAAAGGATTTGCATATACAAATCCAAAAAGAAAACAAATCTAAAACACCAAAAGAATTAGGGATGCATGAGAAATTTGAAGACGTTCCTGATAGACTGTCAGATCGAGATAAGATTGGCAGAGTAAACAAGGTATCGACCTCAGGAATTCAACATCTTCGAGGTGGCGGTGCATTTGACGACTAGAAGTTAAATTAAACTTTTAGATAATTACCTACCTTAACAGAACCATATACACAACAGACCTTTCTGAGGTCATCGTAAGTTCAACTAAAAAGGGAAAAGGTAATGAAAAAATCTATTAATAAAAGTAAGAAAAAGTTTTTACGTTTAATTTGTTTAACTGAAAATGAAAAGAGAATTATGCAAAAATATAAATGCACTAATCTAGCAATAAATAAATTATTCTTAAAAAGAGTTAATGGATAAAAAAAGAATGAGGGCGGTATTGGAGTTACCGCCCTCTTGCGTAAGAAGTGAGATGCTGAGAAAACAATCACTTTATCGAAACATAATCCCACCTTTTAATTAAGTCAACTATTTCTCCAACTTTCATAAAATTCTTTTATTGGCTTAACAATTTCCAAAATATTATTTTTAATAAATTCAATATCAATACGAGTTAAATCCTTATCAGTTAGTATTTTCATCAGGATATCGTAGATCCTAGATCCACCTGCTGATCTAGAAAATCCTAAACATTCATTAACTTTTCTTCTGAGTATCTCATTATCGTTGCTAGTGGTGTCGTAGGTAGACGTAATTCTAGGATTGTAATTCGATGCCTTTATTCCCACCATGCCTGATCTATTGTAGTCCATCTGAAACTTATCCAAGATCATAAAGTCATCTAGCGATATACTATCATCAAGTAGCAACTTGTCTAAGCAAGTCTGATCAACTACTCTCATTCTAACTTTATTTGTTTTATCTATAAACTCAGGCTTAACAGTTTTGTTGTCAAAATGGTAAGTCTTCGTCATCTTCTTTTTCATAGTAGTTATTATACTCTACTTTTTTTTGTGTCTTTTTTTTATTCTTAGCCCATATATATCCATCAGGGGCTAACATCTCTTCATGGCTTTCTATATTATCCATACTATTATATCTAGACGTAACTTTATCAAATGAAAGTCCCACATCACCAATCGATCCTACCCAACTAAATCTGCATTTCCAAATCATAATTTGACTTATACTCGATGAAGACGGATTAGGTCTATGTACTGTCAATCCTACATCAGCTTTCGCAAACCAACTCGCTGATCCTGATATATCATATCCCTTTGGTGGCGGTACAGTTCCATCATCTTTCCTGATCATCTTGGTTGGATGAGCAACAAACCAAATATGTATTCCATGAGCCTGAGCAAAAACTCTGAGGTTAGTCAGCATATCTGATATCCAATCAGTTTCAGAAGTTAAATTAACTTTTGAAATATAATTGTATGGATCAATAACTATACCTCTAACTCCATGCCTCATAACTGCAACTTTCATTCTTTCCATAATGCTTTCTAACGTAGATAGCGATCCATCAGCCTGATACAAAAAAGAAAAATGATCTTGCACAAACTTCTTTCCCTTATTTAAATCTTCCTTATTTAATTTTGGTGTTATACCATCAAAGAATGGCTTGCCAATATGTTTACTTATTAGCTTGGCAATATGTATTCTTGGCTCGTTTTCAAATGAGCAAATACCAAATTTCCATCCCTTTTCTTTAGCTATATTAACCATAATCTGATCAACAAATTCAGACTTACCGCTAGATGGATGCCCCGTTACAACTGTTAACTGCCCCTCAACTATCGTATATAGCGGATCGACCTCCTTGTATCCCGTTGAAACTCCTGATCCCACACCTTTTTCGTAAATCTCATCCACCTCATCATAAAAATGAGAGGCATCATATAATCCTGAAACTGGATAAGGTACTGGATTAGACGCTAAATCATCTAACTTTTGTTTTCCATGCTTTACTAAAACGTCATTGGCATCCTTACAATCCTCAGGATATTCTATTTTGAAGCACCTATCCTTGCCAACTCTCCTTGCTATTTCTTCAGCCATAGCCTGACCTGACTTATCACTATCCATAGCTATGACAACTTTGTCACACAACTCCAACTTCTTTTTAGCGTTCCAAATAAATTTAAACTTACCATCTTCATGGGCATCAACTTTGCCATCAACAACTTTCATTACTGCCCCATGTGGTATTGACACTACAGATTTGTAGCCAACCTCTATGAATGAAAGTGCATCCATTTCCCCCTCACAAATAATTATCCAATCATTTGTTTCCACATTATCTATATTAAAAAAATTAACTGCTGATCCCTGAGATGAAAAACCTTTATTTGGAAATGATCTCAATTTAGCAAACTCTGTATTCCCTTTGTTTACATATGGAAATACTAAACAAGGCATCTCCTTTTTCTCTGATGCTATGTAATGTTTTTTAAACCTAACTCCCGCAAGTTTAGCGGTATTCTCAGATATGCCTCTGCTTTTCAAATATGTGATACTGCCATTGTCTTCTGTTAAATTTCCCCACATCTTTTTATCGACAGCATGAACCACATTCTCTCTCCTTATCAATTTAAAATTATTGTCTCCAATCTTTACAGAACCATTTTCGTTGCAATGCCAACAGTTATAAACAACTGCATTGTCATCTACTTTTAGTGACATTGTTTTTTGATCTTTTTTCTTTCTGCTATGTGAGCAAAAAGGGCAGTTAACCTTATGTTGACCACTACCTAATCTAAGGGCATTTGCCCTAATATTTGATGATAACTCCATATTTTTCTCCTACGCAATCCAAAAAAGATAGTGCCATAAAATTTCCTAGTCAACGAAAAAAAATAATAATTTTATTAGTTTAAGAAATGAATGTTATCTTGTTAGAGTACCCCCACTTAGACAATGTGTTCCAAAAGTTAATTTTAACTTATACTAGTAATACTAGCTATAACTAGTATATATATATTATATATTTATAACTAGTATTGTTATAACTAGTTGGGGAAACTTCTGCTTTGGATTACCCGTTTTAATCTTTCGCCTAAGTACCTAGCGACAACGGGTTTACTAGTGGCAATATTTTCTAAATGTATTTTTAATTTACTTGAGTTTAGTTCAGCCATATCGCAAACGTCATCAAAATCATTGCTTTTCATCCAAGTGGCTACATTTAATTTTTCTTTTGGGCTACCTAAATAAAGATCAGAAATCGCTTGGCACATCACATATTTCCAAAGGCGACACTCGGACATGAGTTCTAGGTCTTTCTCTATCCAATCCCCAATATATGTACTTTTGCTTAACTTGTCTGTCATTAGCATATATTTTTCCTTGCATACAATCCAAGATAACACTCTCATCTAGATCAGGTCTTCTCGAAGAGTAGTATATAATTAACTCTACTTTGACATCAGTTTCAATAAGATTTTCTAATTGTGGGCATTGCAGAGCAAATATTCTCTCGTAATTTCTAGCTTTATCAGATTTTATTAGGGCTGGTCTTTTGCCAAATGTGACTATTTTTCTTGAGTTTCCCTTACTTGCGGGTTCTCCCTCAATAATAAAATTTATTTTTTTATGGGTTTTTATTGACATAAGTTGGTATTCCTATTAACTATAAAGTTGCGTAAGGAGAAAATTACATGAAAATAACCAATAAGTTTGGTATGCCACAACCTTTTGTGGACTTTGCCATAAACGATAAATACAGTAAAGGTAAAGCTGACATATCTGTCACTACCTTGATAGATAGCCCCAAGATAAGATTAATGAAAGAAAAGCACGATCATGAAATAGAGGTTGATGCAGTTGATATGGTTTGGGCATTATTTGGTACTGCGGTTCATTCTGTTTTAGAAAACTCAAAACAATCTAACGATGTTATAACTGAGGAAAGACTTTATCAAGAAATTGATGGTTGGGTTTTGTCAGGTGCAGTTGATAGGCAAGAAATAAAAGATAACAATGTGACTATAGTTGATTATAAGGTTACGTCAGTTTGGTCTGTGATATATGGAAAACCTGAGTGGGAAAATCAATTAAACTGTTATGCTTTTTTAGTTGCAAACAAGATTGGTCTCTCTAAACAAAACGTAAGTAGCTTAAAAATATGTGCAATTCTAAGGGATTGGAACAGAAGAGATGCTGAAAGAAAAGAAGATTACCCAAAAGCACCAATAGTATTTGTTGATATACCTCTGTGGGATCACGAAAAAATATCAAATTATATTAAAGAAAGAATGGCTTTACACCAAGAGGCACAGATTTTGTCTGACTTGCATGGAGATGTAGGTCTTTGTAGTGATAAAGATATGTGGAAAAAGAATGATACATGGGCAGTAAAGAAAAAAGGTCAGAAGAGAGCCTTAAGAGTTTTAGATAGTGAAGAAGAGGCTATCAAGTACATGGAATGGCATAATGAAACTGACCAAGCCTATACCAAGAAAACAAATTTAGAAATGGAATTTCGTAGTGGCGAGTTCACTCGTTGTGGCAACTATTGTTCAGTTGCTGATTTTTGTAACCAATATAAAGAGAGGATAATATGAAAGAACAAAAAATAAAAAAGGTAGTAAGAAAAGTTAAAAAGAGTGGTGTTGTTAGGCTTAAGCCAAAGATAACAAGCACTAGACCTAAGGATAGGTCTTTAATTGCTGAGCATATTGCAGAGGCTACAGGCAAAGGAAAACCCGTTAAGACATTCTTTTTAATGAGATGGTTTGTCAGTATTAGAGATAAAATAAAACTATGGATGAAAAAATGAAATTTAATATACCTGATAAGGTTGTCGATACCTTGAAAGAAATCGGCATGAGTCATACGGATGCGGGTTGGAACTGTCATGGAACTTATGTACTTTTACATAAGGCTTTGGAAAAGGTTGCGGTTGCAAGAAATATAAAGTTTGATGCCCCCCAAATATTAGAAAGCGATAGCAGTAAGAGAGTTGTTAGCTTAATGGTTATGGGGCATATGGGCGATAAATCAGAATGGTCTATAGGCGAGGCATCCCCGTCAAATAATAAAAACAGTTATCCATATGCTATGGCTGAGAAGAGGGCTAAGGACAGAGTTATACTTAAGTTAGTTGGTCTTCATGGCGATGTATATGCAGAGGATGAGGCTGACAGTTTTAAAGAAGAACGACCTGAGGAAATAAAAGGCGGAACAGTTAGTGGAGAGGGCGAAGAAGATAAAGATGATCTACCTGAGGTAACTTTTAAAAAATTAGATAACACTAAAGAGACTGTAAAAGGTATAGAGTTTATCAAAGAGGTCTTTATAACATTTTTACCAATACAACATAACAGAGCAGACATAGTTGGTTTTTGGAAAAGTAATAAAGAGGCAAGAGAGACACTAAAAGAACTCTCTTTAAAAGACTACGAAGAAGTAGAGATCGCTTTCAAGAAGAGAGCAGAAGAAATTGTCAACAACAAAGGAGAAAATGACGATGGAAAATAATCAATATCCCGCAACGGGTGGCTTGTTTACTCAAAAAGATAAGAAGTCAGAAAAAAGCCCTGATTACTCAGGCATGCTTTCATTAGAGATGGAAGTTGTAGAAGACCTGATAAAGCAAAAGCAAGAGGGAATATCCCAACCTAAACTTAATTTAGTTGGTTGGAAAAAACTCAGCAAGGCAGGCAGTCCTTATCTCAGAATAATAGGCAATATTGAAAGAGACAGACAAGACAAGTCTCAATTCAAGCCTCAGCAAACTCAACAACAAAACTCATCTAGCAATGAACTAGATGACGAAATACCATTTTAGGGAGAGTTAGATGGAAGAAGAAAATAAAATTGAGGGAGTTAGTTTTGAGGCAGTCAAAACATCTATGATGCAAGACAAGAACGGAACTAATATCAGGTTGACTATACATCCTAACGATGTACCACCACAGTTGCATAAAGATTGGGTTGGCTCTAGGTATATGGTTGTTATGGTAAAACTCAATGAAGATGGTACACCTGACGAAAGGAAAGAAGATGACCAAGAAAAAGTCGGAGAATAATGCTGATATACAATCAGATTATCTGACCTTAGATGGTGTAGCTAATTATCTTTCTATAAGTCGGATGACGTTATATAATATAATCAACGATGAAAATTCTACTTTCCCAAAAAGTTTTGAGATAATTAAGTCTTCAAAGAATAGACCTAAGAGACTTTACAAGAAAGCAGATGTAGTCGAGTGGTTAGAAAACAGTCCTAGAAGTTAAAATTAACTTATGGCTAGGTCTTTATATGAAACTTCTCAAGACAGAAGATCAGAAAAAGAAGCATTAAACTATGTCTCAAAATGTTGGGGCATAGTTTATCACAAACTGCCAATGTCATATAAGTTAGATTATTCGATATATCGCAAGGATAGTCTGGTTGGCTGGGCTGAAGTAAAATGCAGAACACATAATTTTGGAACATTCCCAACATACATAATATCACTAGCAAAGGTTTTAGAGGCTAGGAGGTTAGGAAAAGAAACAAATACAACTCCAATTCTTTTGGTATCGTGGCTAGACGTATTAGCTTATTTGGACTTTTTTTCCCCGTTCACCATCAAGCAAGGTGGTAGATCAGATAGAAACGATTGGCAAGATCAAGAGCCAATGGCACATTTTGAATTAAAACATTTTAAAAGAGTAGGAGATATAAATGAAACTAGCAGATGGGTATGACGATGCATTTGTGGGAAGCAGTATAAGTGCCTTCGATAGAAAACAAGTGGCTATATATGACTACGATAAATGCCTATTAATATTAATGCATGATTACGGGATGGATGAGGAAACTGCAATAGATTGGTTTCACTTCAACGTCATAGGATCGTGGGTTGGGGATGATACTCCAATATTTATAAATCAACATAGTGTTAAGAATATAGAAGATTACAAGGAGGATGATGATGAAGAAAAATGACAACGTAAACAGACCCAAGCACTACCGAAAAGGTAGAGTCGAGTGCATAGACGCAATCAAAAGTGCTACGGGAGATGGATACCAATTCTACCTACAGGGTAACATCATGAAGTATATGTGGAGATTTAATCATAAGAATGGATTAGAGGATTTACAAAAGGCTCAATGGTATCTTTCAGAATTAATTAAATCCAAAAAGAAATGAT